TGTTCAATAAGAGATTCTGTTATTGATGAAATAGCCTTCTTACCTGCAGCAGCTTTAGTTGCAACATCGATCTCATCTTTAATGACATTATTTGTGCGTCTCCATGAGGTCAGAATTGTAAAGAATCCCCTGTCTTTCAATTCTCCTTCCAATTTCTTACGATTATCTATAGCTAATTGATAATCACTATTTTCATATTCCAAACGAGACTTCAATGTTTCAATATAATCCTCTTTAGCCTTTTTGGCCGCCTCATCAGCAGACATTCCTGAATTTATATATTCTTTATACAACCTCTGCATATTTCTAGCATTCTTCTCCAAAATATCAGATTTCATCATCTCTTTCTGTGCAAAGGCAACAGCCTTATTGTCTGCTTCATCTTGTAATTCAGAATACCCCTTCAGCTGTGTAGCAACATTCCTCAACCCTCTTGCCAGAAAATCCAGGACATCCTTCATTATACCCTTGGAATCATAGAAGGATAACATAAATGCTTCCCACGCAGAAGAAAGTCCCGCAATAGAACCTTTAACATTGTTACTCATGGTATCTGCCATATCTGCTAGTTCTTTATCCACGCCTGTAATTTGGTCCCTCAATGGAACAATTTTATCAGAAGCTGTAAGAAAAGCATTGAAAGCGGCGACACTCCGTTTATCTGTTAATTCTAAAGTTGTATTCAAATCTACACCTTGTTCTTTCAGTTTCTTTAAGCCAGCAACCAACTCAGGCAATGTTTTTACAGGTTCTCCAAGTGCTTTAGCTAATTTGCCATTGCCATCAGCCAAATTCAACAAAATATTACGAGTGGCTGTTGCAGACATTGAAGCATCAAAACCTGCATCTGCAAGCTTTCCTAACAATGCCAAAGTATCTTCTATTTGGAAATTGAATGCCTTTGCAACTGGACCAACAATAGGCAAGGCGGTAGCTAGGTAAGAAAAAGATAAGGCACTCTTTGATGTAGCAACAGCCATAGCAGATACATAACGTTCTGTTTCTTTAGTGCTAGCATTAAACATTCTCAATGCAGCACCAGACAATGCGGCTGCATCCGAAAGTTCAGCTCCAGTTGCTTGTGCGAATCGTAATATGGCACCTGTCGAATCTAATATTTCACGACGTGTAAAACCTAATTTGGCTAATTCTATTTGTAGTTCAGTAGCTTGTGCAGCTGTATATTTCGTTGTTGCTCCTAATTGACGCGCATCAGTGGTTAATTCTTTGATATTGTCAGCCGTCGTACCTAAAATCGCTGCAAGTTTGCTATTAGCAAATTCAAATTCAACAATGGAACCAACGCCTTCACGCAGCTGCGTAAACATCTTAACAATCCCTCCAACAACAGCTTGTGCACCAATATATCCAGCAGCCCATCCTTTCAATCCTGCACTAACTTGGCTTAGCCCAGGAGCCATCTCCGTTTTAAGCATCCTTCCTGCATTCCGGGCAATAATACCCATATTCTGCATGGACTTATTACCGTTCTGTATCTCAACCCATGCAGCCTTTACTTCTTCCCGGTATGCACCAATTGTCATTTTCTGTTGACTATATCGATCGGAATTTCGCTTTATGTAATCAGTGTTGATTCCAATAGTAGAATTAAGACGGGCAAGTGTACGAATATAGTTTTCATCCGTATCTTTCAAAACATCAACAGCCTTTTGCAGCTGCTTATTCATTTCCTTTGCTTGTGAACGGCTATGTACTTCCTGATTAGTCAAGATAATAGCAGTTCTGATAAGTTTCAAACGTTCTTCTTCAGATAGAACAGCTTTCTTACGAGTAGCATTACCGGCATTCTGCGCTTTTGTCAAGTTAGCTTCTGCTTTAGCAGCCTTTTCCAAGGACACAGCATTATCCGAGTTTGCTTTGGTTAGTTTCTTCAGTTCAGCAGCAGATAATTTCTCTACATTTAGCTTTTCCTCTATCTTCTTACTGACAGTTTGAGTTATTTCAGACTGTCTTCTAAGGGCTTCGGTTAATTCAGCAGATGCAGAACCAGCCGTTTTTGCTTGGGTATTATAAAGATTACTCAACTTTTCAAGATCAGCAACGCCTTCTACATTTAGTTTCAAACCTTTTGCTAATTCTTTGGCCGCATTAGCATAATCAGCCCTCACACGCTCAATAGTATTATCAAGCTCCACCAATTTCTGCAAATCGCTCTCATCAACGAAATCTTTTAATTTTAAATCTGCCATAATTACAGGTAATGTCTATATTCAACAATCTTTCCTTTTATCTCAACTCCTAGTTTATCAAAAGCATAGGTACCATCTTCTTTCTGATAAACGACATACATGCAACCATCCAAGACAGCTGCTTTCTTTGCCAGATCACTGATACGTTCCAGTTCACTCTGCATCTTTTTTATTTCGCAACTACAAGCCATTTTCTACCGATATCCACATTCTGAAAAGAAACGTTCCATCCAAGGACGGAGATACATAATATTAAAGTACTCTTTAGCTGTATCACCAATGCCTAAAATCTGCTCACCGTATTTCTTCTCAATAGAACTACCGTCCGTAAATCCTTTCGTTGAGAATCGAAGCCCGGAATCAATTCTATCGGCAGTTATGCTATCATAGAAAGTACCAGTAATAAAGAGGTTAGGTACCTCAACCGGACGCGGTGGCAAATAAAGCATCTCACTTCTAAGAGGTGGAGTTATCCTCTCCTTCCATCGTTTATATTGTTCCGCACGGTTCTGCCAGGGACCGGGCTCGTTAAAATAGGTGTCAGTATCATAATCAGGATTCAATAGATGTTCAGTACCGTCCAGACCGGAATATAATTGCTCCTGAATGCAATCAACGAGCACATTCTTATGTTCTTCCATACACCTAATACATTCCTCTTCAAACCCGGATGCAATGGAATGAATAACTCTATGTAATTCATCAAAATCTGCCATACAGTAAAAATATAACGGGCCGGGCTGTAATCACACCCCAGCCCGTCGGTTACTTAGTTATCGCATCGTACACTTCCGAGAGCTTCTTCTTGCGGTCAGCTTCCTTCAGTTCCTGCCACACGACTTTAATGTGCGCATTAATAAACTCTTCCTTCGTCATGCCCTTCACAGCAACCTCGACGAACGTAACATTATCTACCTTCATGACACCTGCTCGATACCTCTAATTCCTTTTTCATACAATACAGAAGGAGCTTTCAACGAAGGAACCGCCCCGGCTTTAGGAACAATGGTAATGATACCATCCGAATATGTAGCAGAAGTTACGTTATTCATAACTTCAGCAGCACCATCAGCAATAAGACTGCCAAATTCTTCTGTACGGTCATAACCACCAACAACTTCAACTATTTTGTAAGTATTTTCGGCCTCCAACTTTTGAAACACAACATCAACCAAGCCTTTAACGAAATTCTTGGGATTGAAGTCTAACTGCACATAGTCAAAGTGCAATTGGCTGTCTTCCACATCTTCATGTGAAAAACTAACAGTCATCGCAGACTTAGCACTACTGGTCGGGTACTGTGTCACGGTCGGGTAAACAGTAGACATCGGAATACCGGCAAGGATATCAGTGTCATCATTATAACCGATCAACATATTATCCTGATTCCAAAAGTAAACGTCCCATCCTTTATTGGCACATTTCAGAAGCTGGGCATTCAAAACCTCATCAAATTTCTTCAAAGTGAAGGTGTCTGTTTGAGCGCTAAGCCCGTTGTATTCACTTGCACCGTACCCTACAGGATTAACTTGAGGCTCTCCACCATTCTTGGCATACTCCAGGAATGGCAAAATAGGGTAAATACGCCCGGGACGGTCTGCATGGCACAATTCGAGCAACTTCTCACCTGTTATATCAGCAGGGAGTTTGACACCATGTTCTGTCAAGATAGCACCTTTGACTTTTTTCCAGTCAATGCTACAAGCAGAACTACCAGTGTTCATCCGGGAACCCTTACACGTTCTAATCTTTCTCATTTTCTTCTACAATTAAGATTATTAATTTTTATTTCCATCGAGCGTATATTTATGGCATCAATCGGCTCGCTCACAGCCTCACCGGAATCTGTATAGGCTCCGTATCTGCCATATGAATAGTTTTCTGAATAACTATGTTTCACTTTTTCGTCATAGTCGCAGTCGAACCGGGAATCTTCATATAATACTTCCAACAAACGTTTATAGATTGGCCGAAGGATATTTTTAAAAGATGTGATTCTGCGCATCTCATTGCTCCACTCTTTACAAGAAGAACATGCTATAATTAACGAAACCTTTGCTTTTGAAAAATAATCCGCGTCACCTCTATCTTCACTTATTGGAGTGAATAGTGCAACCAATGGAAACTTCCTTTCAGACTGGGCAGAAGACTTACTGTATTCATCTAAAATATCTTTGATATATTGACTGCTACCGAAGATGTAATTCAATCTTGGGGACTTCACTACTTTAGTTCCCCCTTTCCCATTTGGATAGAGGATTTCAAGCCCTTCTGGAAGTTCCTTTACAATCTCCTCAAACAGTTCTGTTATATCTAAATCTATCATAAATTGAAAGCATTAATTGGGGTCAAAAGATTCTTGGTTATTTTCACATCGAAAGGACAATCATTCGACATAGCCCATTCAACAAACTGTTTATTCTTCTCTACCATGCTATTCCATGTGCTTACTTGTCTCTTCAAAGGAGCTATATATTCATTAGCACATTTCAAACGGACAAGCCCGGTTATTGTAGCCTGGGTGTTTGCGTCACGAAGAATATGATAAAAGACATAGTCAGCGAACGGTTCACACAGCTTCTCGCATAATACTGCATATCCGGACTGGGGGGCTTCCTTCTCTTCTGAAATATCAACTTCATCTGAAGAATCTTCCTTTTCCCGTTCAATAAGCT